AAGAACGAGCAGCGATAGTTACCAGATTAAAGTGGTGGTTTTGGGAGTGAAGAATTACTCTGGAGTCGTGCGCAAATTGAAAGGCAAGAATGTAGTAGCAATAGTTAAATTAGACGAGGCCAGTTTCATGGCCTTCATCGAGGAATAGTATGGCAGATCGCGGCAGACCGAAGAAGAAGAAGGCAGAGCTAGTGGAAACGCCAGCACAATTTGAGAAGAACCAGGAGTTTGGACTTACTGAGATGCAGGCTAGCTTTGTATGGCATTACACCGAAGGTGCATGCGGTCAAACCGAAGCAGCCAGGAAAGCTGGTTATGAGTTCCCGGCACAAGCTGCCAGTAAGTTCTTGAACGGCAAGGACCATCCCAACATGGTCAAGGCTATTAGGATTAAACAAGATGAGCTAGCAGAGAAGTATGCCATCACGCCACAAAAGACCGGGACATTATTGTGGAAGGTAGCCGAGACTGCTTACAAGAACAACCAATTTAATGCAGTGGTTTCAGCTATTAAAGAGCTCAATCAACTGGCTGGTTTATCCATCAATAGATCCCAGAACATTAACATAAACGCTAATGTAAATGGCATGGGTAAGGAGGACATCAAGGAGAGATTAGCCAAGCTACTTGGTGCTAACATTGACGACTATGATCCCAAGGATAAATAGCAGAATAAACTAAGCAATAAGGTGCTCTGCTGAATCAGGCCCAAAAATACAGGAAAATTCACCTGTAATCAAAAAAGTACCGCATATCAATGACTTACAGCTATATATACGTATACATTTGTGCAACTATGTGCAAACCATGTGAGCACAAGGGTAACAGCTGCATAGGTTGGAGTCCCTAGAGGCCCTTTTTAACCAGGGATCGGGCACCCATCGGACCCCCTACACCCCTATATGCTGGCGGCCGCTGACAGTTGTAGTTATAACTAGGTTACACACACAGAATCACCAAAAATTCTCATTCTAAATCCCACCATGCTATAGTTTGCACATGACAATACATGTGTATAAAAAACGCAGCCTTCCAAAAAATTCTGGGCAAAATTTTTTATGAAAAAAAATATCAAAATTAATCTGCCTTTACAGGTTTGGTACTCCAAGAACAAAAAATTTATTTTAAATTTGAACAACTACCGAAATGCCTATTTCCGCATTTTGTCTATATCGAAAAAAGCCTACACCGAAGAGCTATTGCCCGAGCTGGCAGATCTGCCGCAATACACCGAGCCGGTTACATTAACTTACACCTACTATGCCAAGACCAAAAGGCGCATAGATATAAGTAATCCCTGCTCGATCATAGATAAGTTTGCTTGTGATGCCCTGGTGAAGGCCGGAATACTCAAAGATGACAGCTTTGAGCAGGTAGACCAGGTGATTTATAAATTTGGTGGTTTCGACAAAGAGAACCCCAGGTGTGAATTGACGGTATCTCTAGCCCGACTGGACAATAACCCCGGATCTTGCTAGACGATACCGAGCTCCCGCTGCTTTACATCTTGCGATGCGACCAGGTATAAGCTGCGCGAATACACCTTGGTGACAGCGTACAGTTTTGATAAAGCCTTTTTCCCCGGCTAGTTTTACTTCTTGATAAAATTCATACATCATCGTCTCTCCCAAATGCGAGCTGAGATATAATTCCACGGATCCGATCCATTTCTTGTTTCTCCTCTCTAGTGTTTTTCTGCTTCCTTAGCAGCGGCTTGCCATAATCTGACAGGGCCTTAATAATCAATTTCTTGTCTATATCGCTAAGTATTAGTCTCATCTTGCACTCCTAATATGGATCCCTTCTTGTCTTTAAACGCCTGGATGACCTCCGCGTGACAGTCCTCGTTGATACCGCGAATTTGGGATATAGGCGCTCTGTTGGCCAGATAGTAATTCTCCAAGCCAGATACCGAATCAATCTTCTCCATGAACTTAATAATGAACTTGCTTATGTTCTGGGCAAACTCTTCTTGGTCATTCATAGTCCTGCATCCTTTAGTTTCTTTACCAGCTTTGCCATGACTGGATAACTGGTATCTTCTTCATATACAAACTTTTCTAAACTTCCATGAAAAACATCAAATTTTGTAGCAACCTGTCTAAACATTTTCGTGTTAATTTTTCTGCCCTCTACACCCGCTATTAAATATGGCTTCATAACAGCCTGTATCTTTTTTCTATAGACTTCTATCTCTTTTATAGTCACAGGTACACAGTCATCTATATTAAATTCTTTTTTCCTGAACCAGTTAATCATACTCTGGGCCTAAAGATCTCGTATAAAATTCGTAGCTGCTCATCGCTCAGATACAGCAGGTGCATTGGTACTTTGTTTCTGTTTATCATTAGATCCTCACCGTTTTGTCTTTAGACACATTAGCAAGTCTTTGCCCATGTGCTGTAA